CACCAATAAGAGCCTTAGCCAGTTTAATAAGTTCCTGCTTATAAGCATCCCCAAAAACAAATTCAGGTTCTTCTCCTCGATACAGCATATCGATAGTTTCCTGCAACTCTTTTCGAAATTCTGGATCATATGTAAAATTAAAACCATCCCAGTTAATGAACTTCTTTTTACCTAAAGTGTTTCCACAAGTTAAAGGCCATCCACATGATGTTCCTAAAACGATAGATCGATATCGATCGGGAATGCCATTAATAGCTTCTTCTGGTGTCAAAACATATGATTTTTTATTTCGAGGATACAACCATAGTAAATGAGGAAGAATATCTGGGGCTATTTGCTTTGTTGGAAATTCACCTTGATGTAATTTCAATAGTGCTTTCTTCTTAGGCACAATCAACTCACCTTCATCATTGTAAAAGGGTTTGATCCTGGCTGGAACAAATGTTTCTGGCCCAAATAACCCATGAAATTTTGTTTTCATAAACAATGATCGTTCTGGGGATGTATAGGCCATTTTTAATTCAACTTCTCGAATAGGTTCAAATGGAAAAGTGGAAGCTTCAGTTCTTAAATCAATGTCCTCTACTGGTACTCGCATACCTTCAAAGAAAGACATAGATATATGTAGAGCCACTCCAGTTTGCTGTCCTTCTAGGGGGTAAGAACCACAATGCAATCCAACAATAACAGGAACACCACCTGGTCCTTTCATAACAACCAAACCACCTGAATCCCCACCTGTTGTAACTATTCGGTAGAGTATAGCATCGTCTATATAAAAATAGCCTGGATCTTCTCCATAACGCACTCGATCTTTAGTTTGATTTAGCACCATACTTCTGATTTCTGTAGCTCCTTCCCGATCAACTGTAATGAGAAATAAAGGCATGCCTTTCTGAAGCTCAAATTCACCTTTGTCGTACAAAAACTTAAAACCTTGTGGAGGTAAATCCATATGAATAGGAATCTTGAATACAACCATATCCAAATCTTGCGCTCGCGAAAATTTAGGCGTTTGATCAAACGTGTATTTCTTCTTTCCACATCTAATAATGTAAATGGTGTATTCGCATTGTGTATGCGGTATAAAGAAATGAGCATTCACAGCTAAATATCCTTCTTTAACATGAAAGGCTTGTGCTCTTGTGGAGAGAATCAGCTTTTTATCCTTGTAACTTCCAGCAGCAATGTACATCAAAGTCTTTGCTACCTTCAAATCACAACAAGTGTAAAAGTTATCCTCAGCACTTTGCATTTTTAAAGGTAAAAATTCATCCGCTTTTCCAGATTGCATGGTCATATCAATGTGTTCCCATCGAATTTTCTTAGGTTGCCCTTTTCCAGGTTTTGGTCTCCCTGACTTTTGCTCAGAAGAATATGTTGAAGGTGCTTGGCCATGTTGAGGTTCAAAAGAAATTGCGGAATCTTCTGGGAGCTGAGCTAAATGACCATTTTCATCTTTCATATCTGGTTTCCAGAGATTGTACAAAATGTAAATAGCTGGAGCCAAACACAGCAATGTTAACACAGCAATGTAGTAAGGAACTTTGTCTGATTTGGACCAAGAGTATAC